AGTACAGCTATTGACAATAATGTTAAATATATAGTAAAATGTACTATATAATAATTAAGGAGATTAAATGACTGTACATAAATACGCTATGTTAGTTGAAATTGATAATAACAACTATGAAGTTTTTCATGTTATTAGAGTTTCAGATGAGACGCCAGAATCTTTAGAAAGAGTTAACAGGATTGATGAAGCCCTAAACTCTGGTTACACTATTGTTGGCCAAGCAGCAAATGAAAAGCCTGGATTATTAATTGGTAGTACATGGGATGGATTAAATTTTACATTGCCAAATCCTATTCCAGAAGAATTTATAGGAACTGAAGGGGAGTCTGGGGTAAAATATTCTTCTATAGATGGAACATCAACTCTTTCTGGATATACTTTGTTATGCAACAATAAAGTATTTTTTATGATGGCTCCAATCAAAGGCAGCATACTTGATGAAAAGTTTGAAGCTGCATTTTCTGGAAATGTAACATTGAAAAAAATAGATCAAGACGCAAGCGTAACAGTTGGTTACATTTGGGACGGCACAAACTTTACCTACACAGCATAATGTCTAAATGGGAAGAATGGAAAAAAGCCGTAGGTGACACACGCCCATGGCACATATTTGATCCTAATAGGCATGTTTCAGACAATAAGATTGCTGAAAATAGATTAAGTATTTGTAAAGGCTGCGAATTTTATTTAAAAACTACACAATGTTCAAAATGTAATTGTATTATGCCAATCAAAGTTCAACTTGCCGAAGCTGAATGTCCTATGGGAAAATGGGGAAAAGAAAATTTACAATAAAGAAGAGTTGTTTCCAGGACTTTGGGTATATAGAAATGTAATTACTACAGAAATGGATATAATCAATAGACTTGAAAATGCTATATCTGATTCCAAGGGTATGCATACTTGGAAAGAAGCAACAGTCGGATATAGAGAAAAAATGCCTGACTATAGAGACTGTGTAGACTTTAAATGGAAAAAATTTGAAAACCATATTCCTGATAAATACAATCAAGAAGTAGATGCAATTTGGCAAGACGTTCATGATGCACAACTTATAGCATTAAATGACTATTCTTCTTTTTACAACATTGAATTAAAATATTGGGAAGCCATGAATTTTATTAAATACGGTGAAGGACAGCATTTCTCTTATCATTCAGATCACGGATGGTCTTACATATCAACAGTGTCAATGGTTGCATATATCAATGATGACTATGAGGAGGGCGGACTAAGATTTGATAAGCTTGATTTAACTATCAAACCAAAAGCTGGAGACCTATACATATTCCCATCAACATATCTATTTTCTCATGCTGCCCTTCCAGTAAAATCTGGATTAAAATATTCAATTGTTACAATGACTGACTATAATGATGCAACCCATACAGAATCTTTTTATAGACAATTTATGTCTGACAAATCAATGAAAGATGGGTACTGATGAACTTTGATGTTTATAAAGTTTATCCAAATCAATCAGCAAATCTTCAGCCTTTAGGTGTAAAAAGGGAATGGATGGATGAAACATCTGATAAACATGCCTATCATTGTTTTCCAGTAAGCCTTTCAAATACCTTGGGATGGGGAGTTTCTTTTCCAGTAGATATTGAATTTATTTGGGATGGCATATCAGATTCAACAGACACTCACGTTAAAGTTTTAAAAGGTAAGGATTACGTTTCAACATCAAGAGCCAATGCAACAATTAGCTTTAATACAAATTTAGTTATAAAAACTGAAGAAAATGTAAGCATGCTAGCAATGCCAACACCAAACTGGCCAATAGATGGTGTTTGGCCTTTTACAACACTAATAAGCACTTCGTTTTTTAAAGGCACTTTTCCAATTGCATGGAGAATAACAAAGGCCAATGAAGTTATTACTATTCCAGCAAATACTCCAGTTGCATCAATTATCCCAATATCTTTATCTAATTTAAACAATTCAGTAGCAACAATAAAAGGATATAAGGATTTACCAATAGATTTTTTTCCAAAAGAAGACTATGGTAAAATTGTTAGTGATATTAATAAATCTGGAAAGTGGACTGATTTTTACAGAAATGCTGTAGACCATAAAAACAATAAAATAGGATCTCATGAAGTAAAATCGTTACGATTAAAAAATGATGAAACTTCTTTAACTGGACCAGAAGGCTGTGGAATACCCCAATGAACAAAATAATATTTCATTCAAACAAGCATTACAATGATGTCGAAACCGCTCCATGCCCAGCTGCAAAAGTTATTCCTAAGTGGTGGCAAGATGCTGACATATATATAAAAGATTTTTATGGGAATCCAGTTTCTAATGCAAATAAAGACGGCGGTAAAATGCTAAACTTTAAAGCATGTCCAGCTATGCTAGATACATTTACATCTGGATATACATTAGTTACTCCATGTGATATAGAATTTTATGAAAAAAACAATAGGATAAAAGCAAAAGTGCCTTTAAAATTTGATGATTTTGTAGGAGAAAGGCCAGAGTCTACTGGATTTCAAGTTCCCCCTGGTTATGAAAAAAATCATTTTCACTGGTATGCTAACTGGGCTCCTCAGCTTCCAGAGGGATACAGCTCCCTGTACATCCAACCAATAAATCATTTTGATTTACCTTGGCTTACAGTCGGTGGTATAATAGATAGTGATAAGGTTACAACATCTGGGTTGATACCATTTTTTATAAAAAACGGATTTACTGGGATTGTACCTGCAGGAACACCGTATTTGCAAATAATACCCTTTAAAAGGGAAGACTGGGAATCAGATTTGATATTTCATAAGCCAATTGATATTATGCAAAAAGCAATGGAAACATCAGAAATTTTTAGAACACCAGAAGGTGGAGTCTATAAGAAAAGATTTTGGACAAGAAGGAAGTATAAATAAAATGGAAAAAGGATTAAATACCAACAACACCCACGACTACAGATCTCTAGGCTCTATAACACCTTCTGGATTTTTTGGAACGGGCCCAGAAAATATTGTAGAGCTAAAAAACTTTTTAACAGACGAAGAAAGAACAAGACTCACCAACTTTGCAAAAACCAATAAAACATGGGATGTTACTGATTCTCACGTAAATGAGAATGGCACAGTAATCTATGATGCAAATGCTTGGTTTGATAGAGTTTGTACACGCAGGTCTATGGAGATTTCTGCAGATCCATCTATAGTTGACGTAGTTGATAATCTTATATCAAGACTCCAAGTAGAGGTAGAAAAGTTTTTTAATGTAAAAGTCCAGGCTACAGGACCAGCAATTGTTAAATGGCCAATAGGCTCAAGACAAGATCCCCACGCCGATAAAGAGCTTCATGAGGGTCCTGACGCTGGCACTCCAAACGATTTCCCTCATTATGACATAGCTTCCTTGTTCTATTTTAATGATGACTATGAAGGCGGAGAGCTATTTTTCCCAGTTCAAGGAATAGAGTTTAAGCCAGTTGGAGGATCAGCATATTTTTTCCCAGGCGATAAAGGTTATATTCACGGAGTTAGACCAATTATCTCTGGAGGAAGATATACATCACCTTTCTTTTGGCAAATTCTTGAACATACTGGTGACATAAAACCATGAGTCTTGAGTATAAGGAGATATACCCAAAGATATGGGTTTTTAAAAATCCATGGAAAGACATCGACCTATTAACAAAAACAATAATTGATTCGGAACAAAACCCAGAAGGCTCTGCTTTAAATTGGCATGGCTGGTACACCTTTGGAAAAGAAGCTGATCAGTTTAACCATTCAATTGAATCATCTGAAAGAACTGAATTGGAAAAACTTTTCTGGGATGAAATGATTGAAGTTTTTAATAAAACAACGAGTCAGTATGCAGATGCCTTTGGCGTACCAATTGATAGAACAGCAATCGTTTTTGATGAAGGCTCTGGAACTGATGAGCTTATGTGGAAAAGGATGGGGCCATCAATATGTAAATACGAAGTTGATGGAGGAATTGAAGAGTCGGACCTTGCAATGCACGTTCATACAGACTACCAAAGAGACTATCATGATTTTAGAGGATATAAATTTACGTTTACCTGTACTATGTATTTAAATGGAGACTATGAGGGCGGAGGACTTACTTTTTTAGTAGACAATAAAACTGTTTATTACAAACCAGAAAAGGGCGACATTTTGTTATTCCCAGCAGGAGACCCAGATTTTCTTTCCGATGCTGGACAATTTTATATGCATGGAGTTGAAAAAGTTAAGGGCACCCCTAAGTATTTTGTAAGAAACCATTGGGTTAGGTTTTATCCTGGATCAAAAGAATGGCTGGAAAACGAAAAGCTTTATGGTAAAGAAATATGGAAAGAGATGGAAATTGCCAGAACCAAAGAGGAAAGAAAATCTGGAGTTTATCAAACTATAGACTATGAAGAGATGAAAAAGTTAGAAAGGATTAATTTAAATGACATTTAATTTAGAAAATCAAAATAGGATAAAAGAAGATATTGTTTTTTTTGAAAATTTTCTTAGCCCAGAAGATTGCGAAAAAGTTATTAAATACTGGGAACATTCTGTAGAAAAAGGAACTCTTCCGTGGGCACCAATATCATTTTATGACTCATTTGCATCTAACTTGCCAGACGATGAAGATAAAGAAAAGTTTGGTTTATCGCCTGATTTTTTTATTACACTTCAAGATAAAATACAGGAAGCTACAGAGATATGTAGAGGTAATAAAGTTAGACTAGTTAGCTATCATGCACAAAAATGGGTAGAGGGAGCATACGCTGGTTATCATTCAGACAATACACCAATAGACTCACCAGAGTATAATTCTTTTGAAAGAAGCAAGTGGGCAGCATTCCTTTACTTAAATGATGATTTTGAAGGCGGCGTTTTAAACTTTAGGGACCATGATATTTCTTTGCAGCCAAAAACTGGAATGCTAGCAGCATTTGCTGGAGGTCATCACAATATACATGAAGTACAAATGATTACTAAAGGAACAAGAATAACTATAGGATCATTTTGGGATAATGAAGAGGCTGTTTATAGCGAAGAAAAGCAGGCTATGTGGGAAACCGATATAGCAGATCAAAGAAAAAGACAGGCAGAGGACGCAGAGCTTTGGGCAGAACTTAAAGCAAGAGGTGAAAGACTAAAGCCTGGACCAGATCAAACTGCTAAAAAAGAAGTAGCATTGGATATAAAATGACAAAAACTACTGTATTAGAAAACGGAATGATTAGAGAAGAGCTTCACCCGCAAGTTTATTATTATAGAAATGCTATCCCTAATGTAAAAGAATGGCTAGATCTTGTAAATGACTCTGAAAATAATCCTGATATATACCCTGTATTAACACCGTGGAATCAGTGGGATGTAGACGAAAACAGATCTATGGGGCACCCATATGTTTATGGATATAAAAAATTATGTTTATTAAATAATGTATATAACATAGATAAAGACGTTTCTGAAGAAACAAAAGAAATGTTTATTAAAATAAGAGACCCATTATTTAATGCCATAAGATATGTATGTGAAGATTATAAAAAAGAACAAGGCATAGATAAAGAACTTACCCTATTAGAACAGTTTGGTGTTCATAGATATAGGGCTGGCAACTATATGGGAGTTCATCACGACTCTCAAGAAGGTGACACAAGGCTTCTTTATTCTTTAGTCGTTTGGCCAAATGATGACTATGAAGGCGGAGAGCTTTCTTTTTCTATAAAAGAAGGAGTTTTGACTGCCACAGAACTTTCTTTGCAGGGCGATCTTATGCATCCTGCTAATGAGGGGTTGTACGATTTTTATATTAAACCAGAAGCTGGCAGCATAGTTATATTCCCATCACCCTCACCATTTAGTCATACGGCTCATGAAGTAAAATCAGGATGGAAATACATGCTTCCAATGTTTTGGATCGATCCAACTGGAGAAGATGTTTTGTTTAAGCAAGATCCTAACTGGGAACCTACCTTTGTTTACCCAGATAAAGAAGATTTATTTAAGTAAAAATATCTGGTACAATTATTACAAAAGTTATAAATAGGAGGAAGTATGAAAAGCGAAGAATTATTTGATAAGGTGTATTACTAC